GCAGTTAAATTTACTCCGCTTGAAGCTGGCAAAGTTGCAGGAAAACGTGCATCTGCTATTGTTCCTGTCAGCTTACTTGATGCCATATCAACAATATGCGAATCGCCTACTGAACTCGCAGGAGGGGCAACTGTCTCTGTAGTCTTACCGTAATACAAGCAGTACATCTCCGTACCCCCTGCTAAAGAAGCAGTAGTTAAGGTCGTACCACTAGCTGTATAATCCGCAGGATTTTGCTTAACATTATTTATATAAAGCAAAAGATCATCACTATTGGTGACGGTCTGAGATAACGTATGGCTCGTGCCTGTAGGAGAACTAAAAGTCTGTCTCGTTAAGGTAGCGTATTTTGCTAAAGGTTTATTTCCTATGTATGGCATTTATAACTCCTATGTGCTGATAGCATCAACGTAAGAAACAATAGCATCTAATGATGATGCCGTATCCGATACCGCAACAATTTTATCATTATCGTGTAAAACAAATTTAGCCCCTCCGTCAATTAATTCCAAACTTCCTCCAACTGGGATAGGAGATGACTTGATTAAATAATAATTTGTGGCTGAACGTACTATATAAACATCCACGCTAATACTTGAAGTAGCGTGGACATTAACTAATCGTACTCCAACAACTGCATCATAACTATCCACCAATGCCTCTGGAAGTATATCAACAGGGCTTGTGCCTGTATTTCTTGTTAAACTGTTTCTAAAATTCTGTGCCATTAATTTTCTCCGTTATAAGGCGATGCTCATAGCAATACTAAACCCAGCAGTAACCCCTGCGGTTGGTGTATCTATTGTTATTGTATCTGTTCCTGCGTTAGTAGTAATTGTTGTTCCACCTGTTCCTGCAAAATTTAAAGTAGCAGCCGTATTGTCTGCAACAATATTGGATTGCCCACTAACAGCAACTGTACCAAATACATTATTAGCTGATGTTGGCGATACATCCTGCCATGCTGATCCGTTGTAAACCCTGGTTTTATTTGAAGTGGTATTGAATACCATATCGCCTGTATTTAACGATGTTCCTGGATCGCTGGAAGCAATTCGATAAACATTAGCAAAGTTGTTGACATCAGCTATATTCGTAGCAGTTGTATTTACACTGGCAACATTGTTAGCTACAGTTTCCATATCGTCAGCAACGCCTGTCGCACCTAAAACTGCCATATCGGCAACTATGTCTGCATCACCCAAGATCGCCATATCAGCAACCGCTGCCGATGTACCAAGCAATCCCACTTCTGTTGCTTTACCAGCAACAGCAGTAACATCACTTGAAATTCCTGCAACTGTAGTTGTATTAGCAGATATACCTGCGACAGTTGTTACATTACTAGCTATGCCTGCGACTGTAGTTGTATTAGCAGATATTCCAGCAACCGTAGTTACATTTCCAGATATGCCTGCGACTGTAGTTGTGTTGGCAGATATGCCTGCGACTGTAGTTACATCACTTGAAATTCCTGCAACTGTATTTACATTAGCAATATTAGTTGCAACTATATTAGTGTCACCCTCTTTAGCAATTATCTTATGGTAAGTATAAGTATTAAGAGTAGATGTAGAAACCACATGCATACCCAACCCATCAGCTATAGTGGTACTCTGGTATGCAGAAGGAATACTATTAATCGTAACAGTTGAACCCCCCAAGGTACGTCCTGTGGTAGTTACACCAGAACCATTCACTACCAATCCACCTGCATTAGCTATAGAAACTACCGTACCTGCTCCATCATCTGGATCAGGATTAGTATTAGGAAATGATTGATCGTCAGCAACAGCATGAAAACCACCCACATCATTAACAAGTGAAACAATATCATCTCTTACCGCTTTAGATGTCGGGATAGCTTCGTTAGTGCTAGAAAGTGTAGTCTCAAGCGTTACCTCTTCCCAGTTACCCGAACCTGTTGCAACTCTTCCAAGAACTTTATTGGTTGCAGTTGCATCTACTATCTTAGGAAGTGTTACATTTGAATTTAATATCTTTGAAGTAATAACTTGATCGTCACCTATATGTGCCGAATCAATACTGCCATCAGTATAATGTTCACTATCACAAGCGTTGTCTTCTAACTTAGTTCCATCAATACAATCAGCAGATAGATGAACTTTATCAATACTTCCATCAGTATAATGTTCACTATCACAAGCGTTGTCTGCTAATCTAGTTCCATCAACCGCATCTCCAGCTAACTTACTAGTTGAAACCTCTCCATCTGTAATATTTGCAGCTACTATTGAATTAGTAGTTAGCGTCAATACGCCTGTATTAGACAATGTCGCATCACCTGATATGGCTACGTTATCAAAGTCAGTACCATCTGCCACCATGATATGCGTATCAGTAGCAGCAAGAGTATCATCTACAAAACTTGCCTTCGCAGGAGTAACAGCATCATCCGCTAAGTCTGCCGTACTTACATTCCCAGTAGCCTCTAAAGTATCAAGCCTGACATCCTGTGCATTTGACTCGGTAACTAACTGGTCAAACTCATCGTCCATGCCCTGCGCTGAAATAGCAACAGGCGGTGTGGCATCCCTGTCTGCTGTAAAATCTCTTAACCTACTTAATGTAGCCATGATTGCTCCTAATCGTTTGCTCTAAATCCTGCGTTAGCATATTTAACTCCATAAAATGCAATACTTAAATCCGCTTGATGATTAGCAGAAAAAAGAAACCTAATAGCTCTTCCCATACCTATCATCGGAATTAATACTTTATTCACATCAGGAAAGTCCCAGTAAGTACCATCCCATTCTGATGAATCAAACTCTGCAGGAGTAGATTGTAAATAAAATGTTTTATAAGATGTATTCTCAAAATCAAAAGAAACATCAAGGGTAAACAACCCACCAGACCCAGTTCCTTTAAACTGAAAATACTTAAACATCTTCTTAATGGAAATATTATCGAACCAAAGCCAAGGAGTCTGCCATTTCCAAGAAACATTTGCGTTGTCATTCCCATCACCATAAATATCAGCACCAGAAGAATTAGTATATTCCCTGTATACTCTACCGTCAGCACCAGCACTTAAAATTTGATTATCTGGAGTACGCACAGACTGAAATATTTTTACATCCCTGTCTTCCATCCATGCTTTTATTTCATAATCATAAATATACCGCCTGTTAATAGAAGGAATATTAATCCAAAACTCATTCTCGGCTTTATGGTTAACAACATTAACCTCTGAAGGATCAGCAACATCTGCCAACAATGGATTTATTCTGTCTCGTATCCTGTCACTTAGCTTCTTGGTTTTTAAACCCTGAACAATAAGTTCCATCTTTACCGAGTTTAATCCTTCTGTCTCAACAATATAATTGTCTAACCCAACCTCGTCCATCCCCCTGTGACTCATTACCCCTGTATTAAAAATCTGCTTGTCTATGGCTATATCATTAAATGTTGCAGGAACTTTATAGGTAACAATATGGTTGTTCAGTCCTATGATAAGAGAATTTGTTTGCCCTAATCTTGCCAATCCAGTAATCGAATCACCACGAGCCAATACAGCAGCTAAATCAATATTCACATAGTCAGAAGCTGTTGACCAATCATCTTCATTATCTACAGCACAACCAGAGAATCTGGTTCTTTCATCATCCATTCCTGCAACCCAAACCCTGTTGTTTAATGAGTAAACATATTTACCTTTCGGTGGGTTGTCTGCAAGGTCTATAACATACCAGCCTGTATGAGTTGTCGGAGGGGCGGCACCATCATTTAATGATCCTGTTGTCTCCGTATAATTTGTACCTATTGCTATCGGGGACGCATTCTGTAATTTTAAAGACCCAGAAACAGTATGATGATACACATTCCAATGAGTTGCCCCAGGTAAAGTAACAGGGCTTGTCACCGTTAAAACATCATTAGCGTTAATAGCCTTAGTAACCTGTTCGCTAGCCACCGATTGTCCATTGGCTGTTACATAGGTAACTGCTACATAATAAGTTCTTGCACCTTTTGATCCTGAAGTTGAAACCCCTGTAGTGGGTGAAAACGGTCTAGGAGTATACCCATACTTAAATGGATTATCCGTTCCGTTAGTCAAAATCATCTTGTTATTAAACATTGTCCAGTTTAATTTCTTATTTGCAGACAAACCAGACTTGATAGTAGTATTAAAAGCACTTGCGGACGAATCATACCTAAGCAAATTAGTCCCAGCTTGAGCCAAAACCTCGTATGTTCCAGGATAGTTGCCATCATAAACCATCAACCCGATAACATCTGGAGTTGATGTAATAGCAGTAGTATTTAAATAAGTTCTACCCCTTCTCTTAGACACTTCTCCGTTCAAAGCAACACGACTGTTTTGCAATTCGGTAGCATAACTGGCTGAGATGTTACCTTCGCCAACAGCAACATCAAACAACCCCTTATTATTAGACTCGAATATTTTTTGTCTTAGTGGCATTATCTGGATAAGGAATAATTACGTCTAGTTAATGGACTAAATCTTACAGCACCCCTGTTTTGTGCCTGTAATTTCTGTAATAAAGCATTTGCCAATCCCATTTCCCTGTCACGCTTTGCGAAATCCATATCATATTCAGCATACTTCGCTTTGACCATATGCCTGATTACAACTTCTTGAAAAGGCGTTGTATCAGAATCAGCACTTAAATCTGTCAACTTGCGTGTGTACCAATAGGTCAACACCATGTC